CACCAAAGGAGTCGCAGCCCGCGCATTGTCGTGGTTTGATGCGGTGTAAATTTTCAAAACCACCGAGGCGTCCCCACTCACGACTTACGGTCTGCCTACTCTATTCCACTTCATTGGTATTCTTTGCTGTCGTCAGGCTGCGATAATCCGCGCCTGCTCGATATATCTGTCTGCGTAAAAGTCGAGATTTTCGATTTGTGTGTAGTAATGGTCGTCTTCGATGGCGTTTTCCATTACTTCCATCATCTCGTTACTGACCCACGCGGCTTCATCTCTCAGATTCATTCTGTACTCCCACTGGCGCGGGGTTTCGTCTTGGCATTGTTTGAGGGCTTCACGGTACTCAAACGCTGTTTTCATAACGAGATATTCGATGTCGTCTTCCAGCGCGGTAAACGCTGATTGCTTCGCCTCGCTGATTGCCTGCGCTCTCGTGTAGGCTGCGTCCTCGCCCGCCATGCCCCAATCGGGGGATGAATATCCGATGTTGCTCATTCAATGACCTCGCATTTGATTGACGGGGACGATGTGATTTTTAATTTCGTACCGTCGCTGAAGTAATAGAACATGGCTTTTTCTGTTGCCGCTCCCAACTTTCCGCCGACAAATCCGATCGTTTCGATGGTGTCTCTGAAAAGCTGAGAAGCTGAAAAACCTGCTTCGACCTTGTCGTCAAACTCACCCTTTACCCACCGGGCTTTGTTTTTTATGTGTTTGCTTAAATCAAGCATTTTGCGTTTCCTCGCGTTGTTGTCTTAATCAAGGGGTCGGTTTGCCCAAGCCCTTGATTAAGCCGCCTGTGTTTCAAAGCGGCTTCTGAAATTTGTCCAAATTGTTAAGGAGCATTGCAGCCTGTCATCTGACCTCTCGTCAGCCCGTTTGCTGCTTCGATGTGTGTAGTATAATCTTTTTATACTTAAAGTCAAATATATTTAGTCTTTAAAGTGTTTAATTTTTATACTTTATTGTTTTT